CAGTTAATAGCGTTTCTGCCGCATTTAATGTTAAATTATTGCGAGGTTCTACAGCAATCGTAAATATTGAGAATTCTGCTGGTTATGGTGGAGTTACTGAAAGAGATTTTGGTGCTTTTGGTTCTTTGTCTTATTTAGATTCACCATCAACCACTTCCGCAACCACATACAAAATTCAAGTAGCCAATACGGGTGGCGTAGGTAATTTATATGTAAATAATTACACAGCATCTGCAAATGGTTCGACTTGCACAATGACTTTAATGGAGATAGCGGCATGAGAAAACACGATGCAATTTATGCCACACACACAAATATTGTCGTTATCCGTGGTGACGATGCTTTTGATGCCCAAGGCAACCCCGTTACCTATGACGAAATAGCAGTTCAAGCCTACATAGATGCTCATGCCTATATAGCAAAACGCCAAGCTGAGTATCCTTCTATTACTGACTACCTTGATGGTGTGGTTAAGGGAGACCAAGCTCAAATTGACAAATACATTGCCGACTGCCAAGCAGTTAAGGCTAAATATCCGAAGGGATAATAGATGGCAACAATTGACGCTACAGACGCCAAGTTGTCTGCCCATGAGTTGGTATGTGCTGAACGTTATGCTGTCATTAATGCTCGTTTAAAGCGCTTAGAAGGCATCTTAATAGGCGCTTGTGGCATTATGCTAACAGGCATGACAGGCACATTATTTGCAATGTTAACCCACCTTAAGTGAGAATAAAATTGACCCGATAACCATCTTTGCTACTTGTAAAGCTGCGTACAGCGGCATACAAGGTTGCATTTCTGTTTACAAAGAACTTAAAGCGACTGGAAAAGAAGTAGCTCACATTGGTGAAGAAGTTGGAGGATTTCTGTCCTCTTTCTTTGTAGGACAACAAACTTTAGAAGAAGAACACGAAAAACAAAAGGTTCAACGTAAAGCAGATGTGTTGGCTGGTAAGCCACGCAACGTTACACAAGAAGCCATTGACAATGTCATGCGTGTTCGTCAAATTAGAAGGTATTATGCTGACCTAGAACATATGGTTCGATGGGAGCTAGGGATGCCTGACCTGTGGACTGAAATCACAGAAGAACGAGACAGACTTACGGAAGAACGAGCGCTTCTTAAAAAGAAACAAGATGAGTTAGAACGTATAGCCACACTTAAACGGAAATATCAACTACAACTATTTGAAGAGTATTCCTGGATTGCAGTGGCTATTGTTTGTGCCATTATCTTTATTATAGGAAACTTATGGGCGCTTCAAGAACTAGTGGAGTTGGATCGAGTACGACGTTGGGGATTTTAACTGTAATTATATCCGCATGCTATCTAGTTACAGTAACTCTTGTTGCTATATGGTGGTCCAAAGAAGAACGTAAGTTGGCTAATAAAAACGTTGCTCGTATTGAACGACAACTTGAAACATGTAAAAGGAACAACAATGAATGATTTGCTAGGGCTACTTAAAAACATAGCTCCAACATTGGCTACAGCCGTAGCTGGTCCTTTAGGTGGTGCTGCGGTGTCTGCAATAGCGTCTAGACTGGGTGTTTCTGACAGTGTAGCAGAAGTTGCTAAAGCCATAGCAGGTGACCCAACAGCAGCACAGAAAATAGCAGAACTTGAACTTGAGTTTGCTAAAGTTGCAGCAGATGCAGGCAAGAACGAAAACGACAATATTTCTAAACGCTGGGATGCAGACATGTCGTCTGACTCTTGGTTGTCTAAGAATATACGTCCTATGAGCCTTGTAGCTATTTTTATGGGATATTTCCTGTTTGCTATGATGAGTGCTTTTGGTTTAAATGCAAATGAGTCTTATGTTCAGTTGTTAGGACAATGGGGTATGCTAATAATGGGTGCATACTTTGGTGGTCGTACAATTGAGAAACTTGCTGAAATGAAAAAGAAATGACATATATAGCAGTAATATTTATGTGTTTAAAACTTGATTGTCAAGTTGTTTCTTCTAAAGAAATATTTAAAAAAGAACAAACTTGTTTAATTTCTATTCAACAAGAAGAAGATAAAAATAAAAATAAATTTGATATATTTGAAGCTCGTTGTATAGAAATACCAAATGAATTTATCTGAACACTTTAGCTTGGAAGAAGCAACCCACTCGGACACAGCCATCCGTTTGGGTATTAACAATCAACCCGATGCTCGTCAACTTGAGAACATGAAGAAAGCAGCAATCGGTATGGAACAAGTGAGGGCACTCCTTGGTAAATCCATTTCTGTAAACTCTTGGATTCGCCTGCCAGCAGTTAATGTGGCAGTGGGCGGTAGCAAAGTGTCTAGCCATATGGATGGTTGGGCAATAGACTTTGTATCTCCCTTTGGCAATCCTTATGCAGTGTGTAAAGCCATAGAAGCTTCTGGTATTAAGTTTGACCAGATGATTTATGAATATGGTAAATGGACTCACATATCCTTTGCCCCAGAAATGCGGCAACAAAAACTAACAATTTTTAATCCTCAAAAAAAGTACCTACCTGGTATTTTAACTGAGGACGAATATCACAAACAAGCGGGTTAATTATGAGCACTTCGGGCACAACTACTTGGAAACTTAACAGAAACGAGATTATTTCTGCGGCATTGCGGAAACTTGGTGTTTTGTCAGGAGGTAGTTCTCCAGAGACTTATCAAATTACTGACGCAACACAAGCCCTTAACGCTATGATTAAGGCATTTGAAACAGACGGCATGCCCCTCTGGTCAATTAAAAGTTACACCTTCACTGTAACCACAGGCACAGCCGCATACAATATTGGTCCTAGTCAAACGTTTAATACTTCTAAACCTCTTAAGGTTTTACAGGCTTGGCGGAACCAGTCTACTAGTTTTTCTAACGTTCCTATGAACGTTTACACAGACTACAACTACAACCTGTTGCCTTTAACTTTGTCTTCAGGCACTCCAGTTAATTTGTATTACCAGCCTTTGCGTGATTATGGTGTAATTAATTTATGGCCTAAACCCAATGATTCCGTAACTACAATTACTATTAGGTATCAAACTCTGTTCGAGGACATGACAACTTCTACAGATGACATTGACTTTCCATCCGAATGGACTGAAGCAATCATCTATGGACTGGCTCACAGGTTGTCTCCAGAATATGGTGTACCTTTACAGGACAGACAATTGCTGGCTAAAGAAGCTGAGTTTTTCCATGAGAAAGCTCTGTCGTTTGGTACTGAAGAAGGTGGTATATTTTTCCAACCAGACACTGCTGGTAGAAAGACAATGTAATGCCATACAGTAAAACACCAGTAATTCAAACATACGAAACCAAGAGAGTCAATTTTATCTCCAATCCACAACAGCGTGGTACTAATGCTGCACAGGATTTCCGTCTGTTAAACATGATGGTGGAGGTTATTAAGAGTCCTGTTGGTGATCAAAGTAAATATTTTATTAAAAGCCGTCCAGGTGTAGCTCAAGCATTTACCACACAGACAGGCGTAGGACGTGGCATTTATTATTGGGTTATTAGTGGTACGGGCTATTGTATGGCTGTTGTCGGTGACAAAGTTTATGCAAATGGTTCTGCTGTATTAACCTTAGCAACTTCTACGGGTTCTGTAGGTTTTACAGAATTTGTTAGCAGTACAGGAACTGTGTCTCTTGTACTATTAGATGGCACTGATGGATATGTGTTTAGCAATTCAACTACTGCTGTTAAAATAACAGATGCTGATTTTCCAACACCTCATGTACCTATTCCTATCTTTATAGATGCTTATTTGTTTGTTGCTAAAGCAAACACTGCTGACATCTATAATAGTAACCTAGATGATCCTTCATTGTGGACAGCAGGTGATTATATCTCTGCTGAAATGTACCCAGACATTATTGTAGCGTTGTCTAAAAACAACAACTACATTTATGCTGTAGGTTCTAGTAGTGTTGAATACTTATACGACGTAGCTAATGCTACAGGAAGTCCCCTAGGACGTCATGATTCTGCTGTGCAACAGTTTGGTACTGCTGCTAGAGATTCTGTTGTACAAACAGAAACAGAAGTTATCATGATAGGTGAAACAAACAATGGTGGTCACACGGTGTGGACCATTGACGGGTTTAAAGCAGCTGAGATTGGTATCCCTGCAATAAAGAGTGCGCTCCTTGCAGAAGGTGCAAATCTTCCAACTGCACAAGCTTTTTGTGTTCGTGTGGCAGGACAGAAATGTTATGTCGTTTGTTTAACTAACAGGACATTGGTATACAGCTTTGATACAAAAATGTGGCACGAGTGGAGTACAGCATCAGGAGCATTCTTATGCTTACATGGTACAGACGGTCCTAACGGAAGCGCTTACGTATTGGATAAAGCAAACGGCAAAGTTTACACAATGGATGAAACATTGTTTACTGACGCTGGAACAGCCATTGATTGTGTTTTTACTTCTGCTAAGCTCGACTTTGATACCATTAACCGTAAATTTATGTATCGTTTATCGATTATAGGAGATGTTCCTGATTCTACAGGAACAGACATAGCGGTATCGGTGCAGTGGTCTGATGATGACTATAAGACATTTAGTACAGCTCGTACATTAAACTTTAATGCTGATCTTCCTAAGATTGACCAGCTAGGGCAGTTTAGACGACGTGCTTTCAAACTAACCTACAGCCTTCCACACCTGCTTCGTTTAGAAGGTTTAGAAGTAGATATTAACAAAGGACATGTATAATGGCTGGAGGAGGACTACCCCCACCACCAACAAGGGCTGGAGCTGGTGATTTTGCTTGGACAGCATGGTATAACCAACTCTACACCTTGCTTAATACTAATGGTTCTGTTACATGGAACCTTGTTAACAAAGCTGGCAGTTCAATTGGTGACTTACAAAATAAGAATCACGCACTGTTAACTAGTATATTAGGTACAGGACAATATCACATTTCTTCTGCTGAAGCAGCAAATGTAACAGCCCTTCCTAACATCTCTGGTAATGCTGCTACAGCAACTAACGTTGCTTATAGTGGACTTACAGGAACAGTTCCAACTTGGAATCAAAATACTACGGGATCAGCTAATTTATTATCTGTTCAAAGCAAGTCTAGTGATCCAACTACTTCCGACATTGCTGCTAGTAAAGCGGCTGTGTATAAAAATACAACCTCTGGTTTAGTTAAACTCTGGACCAATGATGGTGGTACAATGAAATCGGTACTCTTAACATGATTTATACACATCTTATGGATGAGGACTTACAACAACTCTTGGACATTTCTGAGCAAATGCACCAAGAATCTCCTCATTTTAAAAACAAAAAGTTTGACCGCTCTAAGATGAGCAAGATTTTGTTGGCTACTAAAGCTCATCCCAATAGGATGTATTTAACTTATTCTAAAAACAACGGTGTCATTGAAGGTGGCATCCTTGGTAGAATTAGTGAACAATACTTTTCTGATGAACTTACGGCTGGCGACATGGCTATGTTTATAAAGCCAGAACATCGTGGTTCTATTTTGTTTGTCCGCTTATTCAAGAACTTTGAAAAGTGGTCTAAAGACAACAAAGCAACCTCAATCGTCATCGGTCACACGACTGGTATTAATATGGACAAGGTACAGGGTATGTATACCCGTTTAGGATATAACACTATGGGATACGTATTCAACAAGGAGATTGCATAATGTGCTCAGGATTTGAACCGTTATTGATGGAAGCTGGAGAAGCTGGTATTGCCGATATGGTAGGTTTGGGTGCTGGAGACTTAATTGCCTCTGGAGCACCAGAAGCTTTAGGCATGGGTGCTGGTGCTAGTTTAGGCATGGGCGCTACAGACATGAGTTTGGGAACAGCTGGTGCAGGGAATGCTGCCAGCTATTTATCTCAACTTGGTGGACTAGATTCTGTTCTAGGCTCTCAATTTGCTAGTGACATAGCTCCCTTTACTCAAAGTGCTACAGATGTAGCCTCTATTACAAATAATGCTGTTCCAGGACTAGAGAATAACATTAGTAATTTTGAAGGTATTCCAGAGTCAGGTGGAATGCCCCCAACACAAGAACCTATTCCAGGAGTTAACCAAGGTAGTAATTTTGGTGATGTTACGGCTAAAGGAATTTCTTTACAGGCTCCAGAAGCTGGTTTAGCAGGACAAAATTACATTAATGGAAATGCTTTCTCTGGTCAAGGTCTTCCTACTTTAGCAAGTAATGTACCTGCTAATGGTGGTCTGGGTATGCAAGGCACTATGGGTGCTGGCACAAGCTTGGGTTATGGCAGTGAGGGTTTAGGTTTAGGTGCTCCTTCTGAAGGCATGTTTGCTGGCGCTGGTCCAACTGCAGCATCTACTTCTGCATTCTCCTTAGAGAACTTAATGAACAACCCTATGGGTGCTGTTAAAAGTGCCTATGATACAGTGTCTAAGAACCCAATACCATCTATGTATGCTGCTGGTAGTTTGTACGACATGTATGCTAAGAACAAAATGGCTGCAGCACAACGTGGTATGTACAACCAAAACCGTGCAGACATCATGAATACTTATGCTCCAAGTTCTCCTGAGTATAACTTGTTAGCACAACAAATGGCTCGTAAGGATGCTGCTGCTGGACGTAACAGCCAGTATGGTGCACGTGCTAATGACCTTGCTGCTACTATTGCCAAGCTTCGTATGGGTGCTTTGGGCAACCTACAGAGTGGTCAGAATGCTTTGGGCAATCAAGCATTGGGTAACCAATATGGAATGTTTAATACTCCATTGGCCCTTTCTATGTACGCAAGTAAAACGTAAGGAAACAATATGGATTTAAGTTCTATGTTCCAGAACCTAGGCCCCGCTGGTGGGGCTATGTTGACAGGCATGCAAATGGCTGATGCAACAAATGAGCAAAAGTCACAAGAAGCCTACCGCAAAGCTCAAATGGAATCTATTATGCAACAAACTGCTAATCAAGCAGAATTGCATCCTTTAGAGCTACAGACCAAGAAACAACTTCTTGATAAAGGCGCTCAAGACATTGAAAAAGGTGGAGTTGAGCTAGACAAAGCTAAGTTTGATTTAACCGTTGGTAAACTGGAAGGTGCTGTTAAAAAGACCGATGCTTACAGTCAACTCATGGGAGTTGCTTCAGCTCAGCTGTCTAACATACCTCCTCCTGCTCGTCATGCATGGCTTGCCAACTTTGCTCAGCAAAATGGTATTGATCCTAAAGACCCTGCAGTACAAAGCATTTGGCAACAAACATCTCAAATACCTCCTGAAAAACTTCCACAAGCTTTAGAAGCTTTTAGAAATAAAATTATTCAGCAGGGTGCTTCTTATCGTTCTCACATTGATGGTCTTAAACTGTCTGCTCAGTCTGCTGAGAATGTTGCACGTATCAATGCAACTTCTCGTGAAGCTGTTGCTAATGCTAAGAAGAAAGCCACTGACATTGTTGGACAAGTTCAGTCTGGTAAACTTAGCTATGAAAAAGCTGCTGTTGCCTTTAGTGTTATGTCTGAAATGGAAACTGATCCAGTGGATAAAGCCAAGTATTTACAAATGGCACAGACCTATGAGCAATTAAACCTCAACGCTAAGAATGCAGCATCTCAGGGTAAAATTGATCCTGGAGCTATGACAGGTTTACCTACAATACAAACTCCCACAGTTTTGGGTGGTGGTGGCCCTAAAAAGGGCACAGCAGAAAACCCAATTAAACTCGATTAAGGAAAATCAATGCCTGTTTATCAATTTCAAGGACAACATTACGACCTGCCTGATGGCTTGTCTAATGAACAGGCTATTGCCAAGATTAAGGGTTACTTAGGAAAAGCAGAAAGCCCTTCTTTAATTGATCAAGGGTTGGATGCTGCTACTCAGTTTGCTAAAAACACTGGTGGTACTCTTGCAGGTATTGGTGACGTTTTAACTGGTATTCCTAAAGGTTTAGTGAGCATTGGTGCTTCTGGCATGGCTAAAATGGCTGCTCCTGAATTGAACTTTAAAGAGTTGCGTACTGCGGGTCAAGAAGCTGTAGAGGACATTGTTCCTTCTATGGGTAGGTCATTTGGCATACAAAACAATCCAGGTTATAAAGCTGTAATGGACATAGCTAGCCTTCCTGGACAGGGTATTGAATATCTAGGCAGGAAAGCAGAAGAAGCTGGTGCTACTCCTAACGTCGCTGGTATGGGTATGCTTGGTGCTGACATCTTGGGTTATGGAGTGGGTATTCCTGGAGCTAAGTATGTTGGTAAAGGTCTTAAAAAGGTTGTTGAAACGCTTGACCCAGGTCTTCGTAACATAACTCCTGAATCTGTCCGTGCTAAAATGGACAAGAATGGAATGGCTAACGAGGGTATTGATGCTGACATGGCTGCTCAAGCAGCAGCTCCTAAGCCAGCCACAATGCCTGAACAGTTTGCTAACATGACCAAAGAGTCCCCAATGGACCGTATGACACGGGACTTGGGTGGAGAACCTTTTGCTCCTGCAGAAGAGTTTACTCCTATGACTCAAATGGCTAAAGACTTAACAGCAGAGCGTTCTACTCCAGCACAACGTGCTGCCCAAGACATTCTTGATGAACGTCAAAAGCAAATGGAGTTTGATGTTGCTCGTCAAGCTAGACCAGAACTCAATGCTGCGGAATTACAACGTAGGGAAGCTGCTCCCACAGGTTACAAAGAAAGTCTTGTAGCTCAAGAAGAAGCAGCCAAGGTAGAGAGACAAGCACGTGACTCTGAACTAGCTAAAGCTGCTGGCGCAGGTGAACAAGCTTCTTTGTTTGAACCATACACTAATATGCATCGTGCATATGAAGAGGTCTTTGCACAGACACCAGAAGGTGTTCGTCCATTTACGTTTAATGAATTTAAAGAAACTTTAGAAAACCTAGCCAAAGAACCTGGTACAGCATTCAATCTTCCTGAAGATTTAAAAGTTGCTTATCAAGATTACCTAAATCATCCTGGTGGTGGTCAAGGTGATTTGTTTGGTGCTCATGAAGTTCTACAATCTACTTCTCACAAAACATGGGGTGAACTAACCCCACAAGAAAAGGCTAAAGCCACCCGTTCTTTGAACAAACTAAAAAACCAAAAGGGTGGTATGGACCCTGAGATGTTTAAAGTGTTAGGTAAGGCTATTGTCGAATCTGGTGCTTTGAAAGGTGTACACGATACACAACAACTCACTGCAGCTAAAGCCTTGCAATTTACTCCTAATAATCCTTTGAACAGAGTTCCAGGTATTGGGGACAAGCTACGTGAAGTTGGAAATGCCATGATTACGTCTCCTGAAGAGGCTATAGCATTGGCTAAGACAACACCTGATGTGTCTCAAAACGTAGTACAGAAAGGTGCTAATGCTTTAACTAAAGGTGGTATTTACCTTAAAGCTAAAGTAAATGATCCTGTTGTCCACTACGGTGTAGACAGACTTTTACAAGGAGATAACCTTGCTCATGCAGAAGTAACAGAAGTATTACATAATAATTACTTAGGTGCTTTAAGAGAACTTTCCACAAAAGAACAGACAAAGGCTTGGCAAGTTCTGTCTCTTGCTGATAAACATCAGGTAGAGATTACTCCTGCCATGATGGAAAAGTATGGTTTATCTGAAAAGGTACAAGTGTTTATTGACATGCATCAGCATACTATGAAACTTGTTCTTGATAAAATAAACGAAGCCAGAGCGTCTGTAGGTAAAAAGCCTATTGCTGCTCGTGAAGCTTATTCTGCCATGAACATGACTGGTGACTTCCGTAAGGTTGTCTACAAGATGGTTGATGGTAAGCAAGAAGTTGTCGGTGTAATTGGTGCTGACACTAAGAACATTGGTGGACGTTCTTTATCTGCTTTGGAAAAGAAAGTATTAGCTAAAGACCCTACCCTCCAGTTTGGTCCTTTACAAGACATGAGCAAGACCTCTCGTGCTGCTCGTGGTACTCCACATGAAGCTTTCCAAGATGTTCTAGCAACCTTGGGTGAGGACAACCCTCACATCAAAGAGTTTGTAGAAACATTACGTCAAGTAGCAAATGACGATCCTTCTAACTATCTAGGTATGCAAAAGCACACCATGCAGAAAAAGGGTGTCTTTGGTATGGAAGGACGTAAGTTCTGGGAAAGTGCCGAACAAAACGCTAAAGAAGGTTTTGAGAACCAAGTACGCTACATTGAGAGTGGTCTTACTTGGGGTCATCTATCTAAGGCTGCTAAGGATGTGAACGATGTGTTACGTAATCCTGAAGTAGTTAAATCACATCCTAATGCTATTCGTTTAGTTGATGACTATATGCAGAATGCTCTAGGCATCAATCCTAGCCGTATGGGTAAGGCAGTTGGTGATGTAATGAATGCTGCCTTTGGTGCTATGGGTGTTGGACCTTCTGTCCCACGTGCTGCCCTAGGCTATGCTCGTTTAGCAGCTAACACTGCTATGCTGTCCTTGAGTCCAGCGTTCTTAACCTTGCAACTTATCCAACCGTTGACAGCTATGCCTGCTATGGCAGCGTTCCTACGTGGACGTGGTGGTGCAACAGGTTTAACAGGCTTTGGCTATGCCAACATGGCTGAAGGTAGCTTTGCTTTACTGGCTAACCAGATGGGACATAAAATATCCCCCATTATGGAAGGTGCTATTAAGTATGCTAAAGATAACCATGTGTATGCTACAGACATGGTGCAACACTCCACCCAGATTTCTAAGGGTGCTGAGTATTACACCAGTTCATTAGCACAAGCTCCTGCTGCAGCCTTGGAAACAGGAACTCGTAGTATGGTGTACATGGGTTTGGTTAGTATGCTCCATGAAGCTGGTTTAACCCCTAAAAAGGGTTTATACGAGCAAGCTCATCGGTTTACCGACATGGCTATGGTCAACTACAGCGCTCTAGAGAAGCCAGCCATATACAACTCCCTAGGCCCTCTAGGAAGCTTGGCTTACAACTTAAAGAGCTTTGGACATAATGAAATTAGCCGTTGGGCTATGTTTGCCAGAGAACTGGGTAATGATAAAAACGCTATACCCATCTTTACTCAAATGGCTACAACCATTGCTGTTGCTGGTGTTATGGGACTGCCGTTCTTCTCTCAATGGGAGATGATCTATGACTACATCACCAAGAAGATGG